GCTCTCACTTATCCCTTATCACTACTAATTGTCTATTACCCCTATATATAGAAGTATATAGAAGTCTATATATAGAAAATAGACCTATACACGATAGTCGATAGTCTATTGTGCTATCTCTCGGTATAGCTATATAATCGTATTGGGTAATTTTGCCTATAACCTAACGGGGATTAATTATGTCATTAATTATTTATCGTAAAAAACACGGGGAATCCATTCAAACGATCCAATCACGGATCAGGAATAACCTAGCACCAAGGAAGCACTTTCGCTTTTCTAACATCTTGCAAAGAGGGGATGAATCGCTCAGTTCTCGTTTTACTCGCTTGCAAGCCTATAAACAGGAATATGAGCAGTTTGGTCGGGACTTCAATCAGTTTGCTATCAAGGAATCGAGCATTTATAAAACGCTCAGATTAATCAATCGGCACTCCATTGGATGTCATTGGGAAGTGATCCTCGAGGAAATATTCGGGATCGAGTTCAATTCATGCTCGGATTGCGGGACTCTAACGACAATGGATGATTCATATTATTTTGATACGGCAGATGGGCGTGTATGTCCTGATTGTGCACAAAATTATTCGGATGATGACGAGGACAATAGTCGGGATTTTGAATATATTGGAACTCGTCATTCAAGCCGTCAAATTTTAGGACACATTCCTAGTTCTTATGACAATCGCAAACCAAGGGTTTTATTAGGGTTGGAACTAGAACTAGAAGTTCATCCTGATTATGACCAGGACACGAAAGCGAGTCATGTTTTGGATCACATTGGGAAATATCACAATTCAGCTGGTAATACTTTTCAATACGCATTAATCGAAGAGGACTGCTCGTTAGATCGGGGTTTTGAAATTGTTACGGGCTACACGGGTTTGGATGTGCATAGGGATCAACTCAAATTCTTTAAGGATCGTTTACACGGATGCAAATCACATAACACCGATTCATGCGGATTGCATATCCATATCTGCAAAAGTGATATGACTATGTTGCATGCAAGCAAACTGATTCTATTTATTAATGATCCTGAAAATAAACCATTGGTTTACGCATTGGCTCGAAGATATGAAAACGGATACTGCAAAATCCACAATAAAAAAGAGGACACGGGCTGGATCAGAGAAGCTCTGACACGATCAAAACCTAAGGATCAACTCTGCTCGCTCAATTGGGATCGGTACGAAGCTCTTAATTTTCACAACGAGAAAACAGTCGAATTTCGCTTATTTCGTGGCACTTTGAAATATTCAACGATTATGGCTTGTTTAGAGTTCACTTATGCAAGCTGGCACTTTGCACGATCAGCAAGCACCAATGAACTGAAAACAGATAATTTTCTCAGTTTTATTTGTGAACCCGAAAATCGTGCTGATACCCGTTTTTTAAGATCTTATCTAAAGGATAAGGGTTTTGTGATGACTTACGAAAGTAAGCCCGATTTACGAAAAGTCGCTTAATTTTTTAACCTAACTAAAAAGGAATTATTTATGTGTTTATTAGTCAATCAACAATCTACTAGCCCGATTCTCTCGAATGAATGGCTGGCTGATTTTTATACTTACAATGCTGACGGGGTCGGGGTTATGTTTGCCAATAACGGGGAATTAATCGTAAAAAAACTATTACCAGCTGATGAGAATGAATTTATTAATTTTTATCATCAATTTATCGCTGGTAAAAATTGTGCATTTCATCTCAGAATGAGAACTCACGGGGATATTGATCTTGACAACTGTCATCCTTACGAAGTCTTAAACCGCTTAGAGCATGGCATTGATCTATGGCTCATGCACAACGGCATTTTATCAACGGGTAATAAAGCAGACGAAAGCAAAAGCGACACATGGCACTATATCGAGGATTACTTAAAGCCAATGCTATCGGCAAATCCTGACTTCGCTTTTCATCCCTCGTTTTCTGAAATTGTCGGGGATCACATTGGCTCAAGTAATAAATTTATTTTAATGGATAACGAGGGTCGGCAAGCCGTCATCAATCACGGCTCTGGAGTGCATTGGGCTGGCTTGTGGCTTTCAAATACTTACGCATGGTCTGCTAGCTCATCCGCAAGCAAGCAAGCGATCAAGAGCGTTAAAAAGCAAAAGAAACAAGCAAAAGAAAAGCCCGAAGCCCGAAGTCTTTATAAATATTCAAATTATGGATATCCAATGATGACAGATGATTATCAGGATTATTACGACAAGCAAGAACTAGATTATGAGAATCTTGAAATGACACTCGAGGACTTGCAATACATGGGATTTCACAATGCGTCATCAATCCCGATCAACACTTGTTTGGACTTTATTGAGCAGTTTTCGTTTAAGGACTTTCAGGCATTGGCGGATGACTTGATTAATAACGCACTCACCGAGGATTGGTTTATTCAATGCGTAAGCGATCCGATTAGGGCACGGGAAGCCTACCCCTATTTGGCTCGTAAAAATCACGGCATAAGGGTTTTAGGATATGAATAAACACCCAAATAAAGATGACATTGTGTGTGGTTTATTCCTGATCGTGTTTATTTTGATCGTTTTATACACATAAACCCTCTTAAAACCCTCTTAAACCCGCTTAGGCGGGTTTTTTTATGTGTCCTAGTACCCTAGCACCAAATTATTAAAAAATCTCTCTATAACCCGTTTTAATCGTTTTTAGGGGTATTCATAGACTATATAGACATATAGTGATCGTAAGATATACGAGTTCTATTCTTCGTTTTCTACTTAGAAATAGAATGGTTTTATCTATTCTTCGTGGTCTATTCTTCGTTTTCTATTTTTCGAAAAATATATTATATAAATAAAATCATAAATGATTTTATAGTATATAGATATATATCTATGGGCGCAATCGTTTTATTTATATCCAGCTAGATGGGTTAATTTTCATCCAGTCTGATGAGATAGATTAGTGCATTAGTTGACTAAATCGGTCAAGAATATACCAGCCTGATGGGTCAAATTCTATGCCAATCCTACCAGCTAGATGGGTTCTTTTGGGGTTGACCCCATCGCCCTGGTCAGCTGACCCCAATGGATAGTTGCATTATAAATTTATATGATGTATATTTTTAATTGTAGTAACCCAATTAACCTAACTAGGAACATTTATGATATTCAAAGCACATTTTTATGTAGCCGACCGAGATGCTCTTTTGAGCGTTTTAGCCAACATCACACAACAAGTCACCAAGGATCACGCTGGCTCATATAGCGAGTCGTATCCGTTTTATTCTGGTGATTGGAGTATCAAGCCATCGGGCGAAATGCGTTGTACTGCTGACGAACTCGATGACCTTTCCACAATTCCATTCGGGAGATAACCATGCCAAGAACCAAAGGTAGCACCAACACAAGTACCACCCTACAAAAGCGGATTACAGCGTTAGAGGGATTAGTCGAGCGCCAAGATGAAGCAGTACAGCAAGGGTTAGATGAGATCGCAGAGCTGCGCAAGCAAGTGGACTTCTATCGTAAGCAAGTTAATCATCTAATTGCACTACTCAACATCATTACTAGGGGTGCATGATGATAACAATGACAGAAGATGAAATTATCAATTTTATTCATGGTCAGTTGATTTTATGTGCTTCAACGCATGAACACGCTGATAAAAACAAAGTAATTCTTGATTTGATGGATAAGTTTAAATATAAATTTAGTTTAATGAGGGATTATCAAAATGGCTAATGCTCAAATAGACTTTGCACCCGAGGTACGCAATAGCGCATGGTGGTCTGGTGATTCCCGCATGGCTGCCAATGGTCGGGCTGTGGATGCCATACTCACTAAGCAAGGTAAACGGGAAGCGCCAGACTTATCCAATGTCGAAGCGGTGCAGATGGGTCATGTCATGCAACCCGTCATTGGGCGCTTATTTCAAGATAAACATAAGATTGAATTAAAGGAAGCTGACTATGCCCTCACTCACCCCAAACACGATTGGATGCGTTCTCATTTTGATTTCATTAGTGCAGATGGTCGTGTGCTTGTTGAAGCTAAAAACTATAACGCTGGAGTTCGTAATAAGTTTGATGCCGATGCTAATCGGATTCCTGATGCTGATCTTGCCCAGCTCATACACCAATGTGCTTGTCATAATATCAATCGTATATTTTTGGCTGTTCTATTTGGTGGAAACGAATTTGTAACCATTGAGTTTGACATCACCGAGGTTATGAAAGATGACCTAGTACAGCGTATGGCGAAGTTATGGGCGTATTGCAAGACCGACACCCTACCACCCGCAGAAACGATAGAGCAAACCAAGCTGGTATATCCAGCTAGCACCGACGAAACGATTGTGGCTACGCAAAATGTAGAGGTAGCAGTCGCACAGCTCAAGCAATATAAA